GCCAGCCCCAGCACCCGCCCCAGAGCCTTTACCAAAGCCAGTGCTTATATCTAATGTAGGTATAATTCCAAATATGAAATCAGCCACAATGAACGGATTTACAATTTCTGCAAGTAGTGAATATAGCAATTCTTATGCTGCTTGGAAGGCATGTGATACAAATGATAAAACAAGTTGGGCGATGCGTGGAAATACATTTCCCTCCTGGTGGCAAGTTCAGTGCCCGTCTCCTGTAGCTATTTCTTATATTGAATTATCAAAACGAACATTATGTAGCCAATGTATAAAAGATTTTATATTTCAAGGAAGTAATGATGGTTCAAACTGGGTAGATCTTGCCTCTTCTACAGACGAATTAACTGCTATTGGTAATTATCCAGATTTACTTACTATAATTATTAACGATTCTAGTAATACATCGTATACATATTATCGTATATATTGTACTGCTGGGTTTGGACCAGATCCTGGTTTTGCTATCTTCCAAATGTACGAAAAAGTTCCAATAATATCAAATACGATTATGGTTGATGGAGGAGTTATGCTAAGTCCTTCAGTAATCTCTACAGCAGATCACACTACAAGTGATTTACCATCGTCCGCAACAGCAGATTTGATTGCCGAAGCAATATCAGTCATAGCGAACTCTGGTAACACAAATCCTACAGCAGATGATATTGAAAATGCAATTAATGCTGCTATAAATATTGTTGCAAATGCTACACCTCAGTAGGCGAAAAAATTTGATTCGGTTATCAGTCCTAGTTATAAAGTAATGCAAAAATGTCTCATACATATAAAAAGTGTTATTGTGAGCCTGATTCTGATGAGATGGAACGTCGGTGTGATGAATATGAAGCACATCTCGAAGAACTAGAGAAAGCGAAGGAGCAGGCGCACGCCCACTACTTAGCTACCCACACCGGCAGCGGTATTCCACTCTATAAGCTCGTATACATTACAGATATTCCATATCTCGACGGTGGAGCAGCTGCTGTCAATTGGAGCCCAGAAACAAATCAGTTTATTGTGTGTGAGCCAGGAGAACAAGATTGGTTTGTTGATCGAACGGAGGAGTCACTGCGCGCATTTGCTAATATTCTTGCATTCAATCCAAAGGAATGGGGATGCCGACGCTGCGGATGCTCGGCAGAATCTAAGGACAAGGAGCGCATCTGCTGGTGTGATACTTGCCAGGATGGATGTGATACTCCTATTAGAATAGAGCGTCAGGAACTTGCTCCTCCGCGCGCCAAGTCGCAGTTCTTGACGCGTCGAGGCTCTCTTCCGCCACCACCGGTTGTACCACTACAGCGCCTCACGGCAGTTGGTAGCGATTATACTCACTTTGAGCCAGCACCAATCTCACCGAACTCTCCGTCACCAATCCCCTTGAGTGCTGAAGATTTCCTTAGATTCAAGTCGTCCTAAACTCTTAAAAAAAAATAAATAGTAATAAAACTACTAAATATTTTTTTTGGTTTTTAGCGACGACGACGAGTCTGTTTACGCTTATTACGCCGCTGCCGCATGGTTTGTCCTAAAGAACGTAATGGTGGGCGATCGTTTCTTTTGCTAATCCAGTAATAAGGATTCGTGATTCGTTCTCCAGTTTTACCATTTTTAAAATAAAAATGAATACCATAAGGTTCACTATAATGCCACATAATAGTTCTAATTTTATCACGTAGTTCTTTTGGATAATCATTAATATAGATTCGCTCTCCATTTAGCATACGTTGAATGAGCGGTTGAGGCAATAGATAGGGTTCTGCTGGCGCTGATGGAGTAATGACAAGTGGCGGCATATATTCTTGCGCTGCGGCTGATAATTTTGGCTTCATATTAAGTGACTTCTTCAAATTCGGTAACATACCAAATCCTGAAGGTGTACCCATCGGTCCCAATACCGGCATAGAAGTACGTGGCGGCAGTGGTGGTTGCTGCGCAGGCATGTAGACGTTCAACTTTGATAATGGTGTATTATTACTGTTTTTTAGTGGTATTATATTTCCCATCTCTGCGTTATCCATGAACTTGCCAGCCCATTTTTCGGGAGTATTGTTTGAACTCATCCTTACATTATCCAGCGATTTAAACTCCAAACGCAAAAAGCCAATAAAGATGGCACATCCAAGGATTGGTCTCATTGTTACCGGTACAGAGACCGCACAAGACTTTCTACATTTTTTAAAAACACTAGAACAGTGGCATCCGAATGCGGAACTTTTCGTCTATACGGACGACGCAACCGACCAACTTATCAAAACAGCAAAATTCAAAGGCGTCATTCACCGACGAACACGACTAAATGCGTATAAAGGTCTCACCCGTCCACAAATGGAAAAAACTAAAGGCATCGCCTACGCAAATCTATGGACTGATTTCATGTATGAAAAAGCAGCAGTTCTTACGTGGATGTTTGAAATTCAGCCAACAGAACCGGCGTGGTTTCTTGACGCGGATATTTCACACTTAGCCCCGCTGCCCGCTATTCCATCGACGGCAACGGTGGCATTGTCACCCCACGCAATACGACCTCAGGACGAAGAAAAATATGGTAAATATAACGGAGGATTTCTATGGTTCAAAGATGCTTCGCTACTTCCAGTATGGCAAAAAGCAGGACATACTGCTAAATTTTTCGAACAGTCTGCGTTAGAAGACGTGGCAACCGCAGCAGGTGATACATTATACGAATTTCCACCACAGGTAAATTTTGGTTGGTGGCGTATGTTTCAAGCACCCTATTCGAGACAAGAAATACAAGAAAAATTCACCATTTTCCGCAACGATCAAAGTGTAGGCATTCGCTATGATGGCAAACCATTACAGTCCATTCATACGCACTGGTTTTCCACCACCGCGTTTGAATGTGTCTCTTTTCGTATGTGGTTTGACGAATTTACAAAGAAGTTTAAGGCGCATAAGCCACTACAGAACTATCGTAAACTTATCGGTTTAGTGTAACGGAAACAATTTAGGAATACCGACGTTAAAAAACGGTCGGCATTGCTCAATTCGAGTCCACGTTAAACGAAAGAGCCCTTCTGCCGAGCAGTAGGACTGCCACCATTCGCGCCCCGCCAAAGACATCTTCGTCCACGTATCAGCCGATGTTTCTTTTACAATACGGGAAACATCAGCAGGCGTAGATGCCTTGAAATAATGCACGCCCTCCTTAGGCGCAACAAGATAACCGGTCATATCTACACCTTCGGTTACAATGGGAACAACACCACAGGCAAAGTATTCAATCTCACGGTTACATTTGGGACCGAAGCCAGGTAAACAGAGACCAAAGCGCGCGTGGCAGAGTTTGTCAAGATACTCGGTCTGTGTATAAGGATACGATGAGCCAGTGGAATCAATTGGCATAGAAAAGAGTTCTACACATTTACTCCAATCGTATTTTGTGCGATTCTTCTGCTGGACACCATTTTCGATTTTCCCAAGAAAGAGTGACTTAATGAGACGTTTGCCATATCCAAGTAAATTCTTCTTTTCGAAACATACAGTTTCTATTGCACGAGGTGAGCGAGCCCAGAATCCCCATACTGACTGGCGCAGTCGATGGGAATCTGGTCCAGGTGGCGCACAGTTACCAAAAAGTGCCATTTGGTACGATGGCGGTGAAGACCACCAACGGGGCGTAGGACGGTCATATAATAGCACTTCACCAATAGCTCCCCACCAACAATAGCCGGTATCTTCGGTCTTTTCAATCTTTACATATCCACGCTCATCCCAAATATCTACCATTTCACGAAAAGTATCGCCATTATGATGCCATAATCCTTTGAGAGCATTGCCAAACGGCACAAGAATACGCGGAACCTTTGTATTAGGTGCAAGTGTTTTATCACGAGCGATTTTTAGCATATCCTTAAAACCGAACTTCTTGATTGCTGTACTCACAGCAAGGAGAGCATTTTGGCGACGAACAGTAATTGGCTCACGCCGAATGAGTCCTGCTACATAATTGAGTTCGGCAGCACCTGCTAAATGAATACGGTCTCCACGGGGTTTTTCCTCTAAATTAAACTCCATCACGTAAGCTCCCGCTGGCGCCAGCCAAATATAGTCAAGACCTGAGGAGGCAGCAGAGCCAAATATCCATGAAGCATGCGCAAACGCCTTGCGGCGCACTACCGCTGTATCTGTATCAGATACATAACGGACAATCCAACCCTTAGAGAATATATATTCTGCAACCGATTCCGCCCATTCGCGCGTACAGACGGCATCATGGTCGTCATCAACGCAAAACACCGCGACAGGTAACTCAGGCACCTCTTCTACCGGCTCAATTAGTTCACGGAGTAGCATAATATCTTCTGCGGATACCAGCGAATGGTCGGACGACGGAGGTAAAGCCCATACATCTTCGGAATAATAATTCATATCATCCATCATTGGCACAAGTGTAATATTTCCCTTTTCGGCAGACGACCAGACACAGTCGCGCAAAAATGGTGTAATATCACGTAATTGTGGAACTAGAAATTCGGGCACAGCAAGATTACACGACTTGAGTAATCGCCGAATTGTTAGAACCTTAGGCAAGTAATGTAAAATCCACTGACTGAGTGTTGTTTTACACGCATCGGAAATAGGAATAGAAATAATGGACGGCACGTGAATCGACGGCATCATATGACTTACGCGCGCAGATTCCCACGCACTAGTCCATTCCTTGTGCGCACCAACAAAAATATCATTAAAGGAACTAATGAGTCCTTGGCAATTGATAAATGTACCCCCCTTAAAATGATACAATGGTAAAGAATTCGCAGTTGGAGTATACATATTTTGTTCGCCCGCCTGAAAATTAAAAAGGTCGTCAGAATCGGGGTCGGCAGTATGCTTCAACATAGTACAAATTACTTTAGCAGATTCATCGTGGACCGCAAGGATTGAACGTGGAAATGATTTGCGAAACGCGGTACGATTCCACATAGAATTCATATCTACCGGTAACTTTCCTACCTCAGATAAATCCTTACACACTTTCATAGATTGAATAGGAGTAGGGTCAATATATAGAAACGCAGGACGGTAAAGTATATCTTTTGGCTCGTAATCACGAATGTTTGAGTTATGCAGATGCATTGTTTTAATCGAATAGGCAGGATTGACTACAAGAAATTTATGTTTTAGCATGACAATCGTAATTGTATTATCGCAACCAGATTGACCGAATGGAAAGCCGAATTCTTCTTGCGTCGGTGTAAAATCCATGGAATCACGTGCCAAAATCCACGTATCTTGTGAATCCGCACGCGGTCCAAAGATATAAGGCTCTTTACCCGCGCCCACCCCCTTGTCCTCCCACCGCAGAAGCGCTAAAAAGAGCCTTTTCTCGGCAAGAGAAATCTTCCATAAATACGATAGCGTCTCATTGAACCAAATATCAGAGTTTGCGAAAATAACAAATGCGCCTGCCGGCACCTTTTCCTGAATCGCCTTAAACACATCGTAGTACGTTAATCGTGCGCCGATCACAACCGATGTAAGTTTGGGCGAAACCGGTAGATCGCTATACTCTTCCTCGTTGAGAAGTAATATATTATCAATCCAAGGACACTCAATATTTTTCTTGAGACATAGGCGAATCTCGCGCGCACGACGTTGTGTTGGATGATGAAAATATTGTTGAATGAGCCAGGTTTGCGGAATGACACTATCGGTTGCATCAACGGGAATCTGTGATAGCCGCGCCCCATTGAGCGCCCGCGCCCAGGCATCATACATAATACGTGTGCCAAGGTCAAGTGCATCCCGTTCAACCGCCGATGACCATACAACAACGTTCATACGTAGTAAGTGCGCAAGAGCTATAATAATTTTTTCGGATGACGAATCCGCAACTCGAATCGGCTCGCCTAGGTAAGGATAATTGTCGTGTAGCTCTTCAATTGGCAATGTGTGGACCCAACGGAATCCACGCGCATCAAGGGCGTCAATAACACTATTTGGAGCAAGTAGCAGACACTCTGATTTGTTCGAAAGCACAGACGGCAAAACATCCATCCACGCATCCAAATTCGCATCGGTATTTAATAGAATCGCCACAAGCGCATCGGCACCCACAATCTCTACTGCTTCAGGCTCAGTAACAACGCAGTGCCATCGCCTCCAGCGCTCACTTTTCGCAAACGACGATCGTGCCCATAGAAGGGTCTTACGATCCGAACCAATCTGTGATTCGAAGCGTAGAATACGAATAGGTTTTCCATTCAGGGGGTGACGCGCCTCCATATGTCAACTTAATTTATTTACAATGCGACGTCTTTAACCCTCCTCAAACATGTATAAGGTAAACAACGCCTACTTTCGCAATCACATCCATCAGCGCATAGGCAATGGTTGTATACTTCTTTTCCACCAACGCATTCTCCTGTAACCAATAGACAATAGGATATAATGACCATACCGCCAATGTCAAATAAACTGCACTCTTATTTTTTGTTTGCTGTAATAGGATTCCTATAATAGGTAGGAACGCAAGCATACCAAGGGCAAAATATCCTTTCGATTCCAATGGGTTCTTTGTCTTTGTACCAAGATAACCGGCAAGAATCATCAAAATATCACAGGCGACCATCGGTAAAATAACCTCAGCAGACACATCATTTGCGTAAAGAAGTGCTGCAAGTATTAGAGGGGTTGTTAGAAGCCAGTCACTATGCCGCCAACGGTCGGACTCTTCGGGGTGAGCCATCATTTGTGAATAAGCAATACAGGCAATAGTAGGAATAATAGAAAGGGCAGGAGATGCTGAAAATGCGGTAATGACAGATACAATAAAAAAGATTGTAAAAGCCGAGGACACCGCAATAGTATCCCATGCACCCCCTTGGTGAATTTTTTGACCGATAAAAAATCCAGGAATGATGATGCGGGGAGCAATAGCAGAGATTGCCGAACCCATTTACAACTACGTGTTATTTTTATCTAATAATATGCGTTACCATAGGCATAAGAAGCATTTGTAGGTTCTCCTACAACATACGTCGCAAAGACGGATGATACAGTACCGGTTCCAACTGGATATCCTCCATCTGGCATAATAATTACGGCATTGCTTTGGGTGTATGGATAAGGACCGAACGTTTGGACCAGAACACTGCTTATATAGACATTAATATTAATAAACGAATTAAATCCGTTGACAAATGTACTAAATAAATAGTATTGCCAACTGATGTTGAGGGGTGTTAATGTTGAATATATATGTTCATTTAATGGGTCAAGTCCTGAATTATCGTCAACCGAAGCGACTTGGGCGTTATATGTATTTTGGTAAGGCCATATATTGGTCAAACTTGTATAGACACTGCTATTATAAATACTATAGATATATTCCATCTTATATGCACTATCTGCGAGCATAGGAAAATTTGAAAACTGTGGATTGTTAATAATTCCCCATTGGTTGAAATCGAATGCGAGCAAATTATTATTTTGGGTATATGCTTGCGTATTAGTACTAACGTCAATCAAAATGACTCCTTGCTGTAAAGCCACACTGTTAAGAGAATTTGGATTAAATGTTACACGGAAGGTACTACCTGGCAAATCTATAATATTATTGATTTGAACTACAAAATTATAATTTTGTGAAAAATTTAAATAGGCGGTGAAATTATTGGAATTTAATTGTATAACCTGTACCGAATTTATAGTCGACACAATGGCACTCGCATTTGCGCTAATTGTTGATATTTCACCCGATAAAGTGTATAATCCAGATGATACCTGACCTGATAAGGTTGATAATGACGTTGATATTTCACCAGATAATGTATATAAGGCATTATAAATACTAGATGTAACAACTGCGTCGACGACCGCCGTTTGGGTTGATAAGGCACTTGATAGATAATATACGTACGCAGTATTTGTACTGTTTATTAAATTGACAGTATACTGTTCTAATTCTACAAATGACGAATAGATACCTTCAAGAATACTACTTGTCGTTACAACCGCCAACTGTGTACTAAGGCTAATAATATTAAGTGTATTTGCATTTGTTGACGCAACAAGGCAACTTATATCGTACTCATAAATTGTAGAAAAATTCGATAAATATAATTGTGTAGAGGTCAACTCACCTGATAAAGATATAATGGTACTATTGACTGAATAAATATTTGTTGAAAAAATAGTACTGGCTATAATTGCTGTACCCGTTGTCGATAATAATCTAAAATCATTTTCGAGTGTAGTTAAGCGACCATCGTCCGCATATAAGACATAATTAATTGTACTTATTGAGGCTAAAAAGCTATCTGATGTGCTTAATAAATTACTATTGATTGACATGCTAAATGTATTAAATGTATCAACAGATACCATATTTGTTGAAATAGTGGAGAGCTGTACTGCCGTCCATTGTACTGTAGAATATAATCCATAATTTAGAAGATCTATAATATAATTATTTGTAGAATTAATTCCAATACCGATGCCTGTACTCATTGTTGAAAGCCATAACTGTGTAGATGAATAGAGTTGACTGACGGCACTATTATAAGAAGATACATTTGCTAAACTATTGACTGTACTTACACATACATTGAGCGTACTTTGATAATACGAGTTAAGTTGGACTTGAAACGAATTTGCGGTCGACAAAAACGCGGCATTTAAGCCAGTCGATTGTGTCAATAAGAAATCTTGATAGTAAAATACAGTGCTAAATGATGAATAGGTATAATACTCTAAAGTACTAAGTTCTTGTACTACACCATTACCATAGGTATCACTCACTAATGTACTTAAATCAACATATGTACTAACAATAGCATCGCCTACTGATGTACTCAATGCTGCGAGTGCTGTAGGATTTACACTATTGGACCAATACGTCTGACCTTGACCGTTGGCATAGAGTGTGTATAATGACGAAATGGGTACATTTCCACCGGCTCGAAAACTGAGTTGCTGGAGCAGCAACGAATTTAAATTTGCTCCCGTAGCATAAGCCATCCTACCGTTATAAGGCATTTTTCCCTGCCGTATGAATACGCAGCATCTAAAAACAAGTTATAAAGTAAGAGTACAATGTCAAATTCAGGAGGACTTCTCCAATTGGTTGCCACCGGACGTCAAGACATCTATCTTTCCGGTAATCCGCAGACTACATTTTTTAAACAAGTATATCGGCGCTATACAAATTTCAGCATAGAGACTCAGCGTATCCCATTTGATTCGGCGGTCGATTTTGGTAAACTTATTACGGTGACGGTTCCACGAACGGGAGACCTCCTATCGCAGGTGTATTTACAGATTAATCTACCACAAATCACGCCGGCGGGACCGCAACCGTACCCTCAAGGTGTTGTGACCGAACAGCCTACGGATTATTCGCAGATTGTAAACTCAGTCAGTTGGGTCAATGGTGTCGGTTACGCAATGATTGATTACATTAGTATTTGGATAGGTCAGCAGGAGGTGGATCGTCATTATGGTGAATGGATGTATCTCTGGACGCAGTTAACTACACCGGGGTCAAAGAAAGATGGTATTTACTTTATGACAGGAACACAGGAAGTCTATAACGACCAGTCGCAATCGGGTCCATTAAATCTTATAGTTCCACTCGACTTCTGGTTTTGTAAGAATCCAGGTCTCGCATTACCACTTATTGCACTCCAGGCGACACCGGTACGCTTTTACTTAAAACTCAAAAATGGTAACGATATGGTCTTCAGTAACAGCTTAGAAAACGCAGTTCTGACAAATAATCCCAATTGCCCTTCTACATTAACATCTACGCCGGTTGTTATTACGGATATGGTAATGTGGGGCGATTATATCTATTTAGATACGGAAGAGCGTCGTCGCTTTGTTAGCTCACGCCACGAGTATCTAATAGAACAGGTACAACAACAAAAGCGTTATAGTATTCCGCTGAATACAACTCGTATTTCGGTCCCCCTGGTCTTTAACAATCCGATTAAAGAAATGGTATGGGTTGTGAATGAGGATCGTATGCTCCAGGCACACGAGTGGTTTAATTACGGTAGCCGTATGTTGAACGAGATTGGTATTCCTAACTTAGATATTATTGCTAAGGCACTTCTACAGTTTGACGGCTATGACCGATTTGAGGAGCAAGCCGCGCAGTATTTCCGTCTAATGCAGCCTTGGCAACGTCATACAGCCATTCCCAATGATTTCATTTATGTATATTCTTTCAGTTTAGCCCCGGAGGCAGAGCAACCTATGGGTACTTGTAACGGCAGTCGCCTTGATTCTATTGTATTACAGCTAACAATGAACCCACAAGTCAAATCGTATCCAGCAGGCGTTACTACCTATGCGACGAATTACAATGTGCTGCGTATTGTTGCCGGTTTGGGCGGCGTTCTATTCACTGTATAAATTATGATAAAAACCTTTAGAGATGTCGTCCACTGGTCTGCCGGCACCACCGTTCCCACCGGCGCCACCGGTCCCACCAGCGCCACCGGTCCCACCAGCACCACCTACGCCACCGGATCCTACATTCTCGCCGTCAGGCAACGGTACAACGTATAGTGGAGGAAAAACGCCGCACCATATATCCGATATTGATACATGGAAACACGCGGATAGAAATTATTTTGTCTTTGTGATTCTTTCCGTGTTATTTGGATTACTTGGCATGGACCATTTTTATTTACGTAGTTTTCATACTGGTATGATGAAAATACTTCTTAATGCGTGTACGTTTGGACTATGGCATTATTGGGATTTAATACAGATTGTGTACGATGGTAGAAAGATACGAGAAGAAGGTCTCACCACGCCGTTTGATTGGATGTGCGGTATTGGTAGAGGTGTATTTACATCTGCGAAAACCGATGAATATCCTAAAAAATATGTAGCAGAAAAGTCATATCTTCTCTATGCATTCCTGGCGGTCTTTTTCGGATTTTTGGGAGCGGACAAATTTTATATGGGTGAGACCTGGCAAGGTATAGCAAAACTCCTCAGCGTTTTTAATATTTTTCTATTCCTCTTTGGATTTATATGGGTTGTTTGGGATTCCGTACACGCATTATTTATGACAAAGAGCATATTAGAAAATGGTATTTCTGCTCCTTTGCCGTATAATTTATTCTTCAAGACGCCAATTGATGGCAAACAGTTTTTAGTGAATCGGTTAGTTGACCCTGACCATCCATTGCCAGGATTCTTTGATAATCTACCAGTCATATCTATACCGCAGATATCATATAGTGGAATGTATAAAGACATTATAGCGCCTTTGATGTCACCGGCGGTGGTGGCAGCGCTCCATATGAAGACCCCTGAATTACCTGATCCTCCTACGATGCCTGGAATGGCGAAGTACGGACTTCCTAAAGAAGTAACAGGGGTCCCGAGTGTTGGTTTAGGTATTCCAGTCTCACAAACACAACCAGCAGCACCAACACCGGCACCAGCGCAAACCGGCGGCGGCGGCATCCGTCAAGATTACGGTCCAGGTCCCGCCATTGCGGGCGTTCTTACCGCCGTCGTGCTTGCAGGAGGTCTAAAAGGATTTTATGACATTATTAGTAAACAATACGGATGAAGATGTTAGATAAGCAGGACGATTTTGAGACACTGTGGCAGGCGACTACCGCTGTGGACGGTATGCGTAAGTCTGATAAGATGTTTCTTATATATTTTACCGCTAAGTGGTGCGGGCATTGCCGAAATATTAATCTAGCAGAGGTGGATAAGGTCGCCACCGCAAAGGGGCTTACGCTCTGGAAGTGCGAGCATACCGTCAACGATTACACTGCCGGTTTCTGTGGTGTCCGAGGTTTCCCCACCTTTATGGCATTCAAGCCGAAGAAGGTGTTTGACCAACTCCAAAGTAGCAATACCGAGGATATTTGCCGCTGGATTGAATCTCTCGAATAAGTAAGTGAATGGATGTGGGGCGGACTATCATTATTGGGGGTGGTCTGGCTGGGTTATCTATTGCCGAGTTTCTTGCCAACAAGAAATCCGACAATGTGCTCGTGTTGGAACAATATACTGCTTGGGGTGGTCGAGCACTTACTTATCGAGACAAATCAAAAAACATACAGTATGAAATCGGAGCCGGTCGCATATTTCACACACATAAACACGTTGGTGCCCTTGTCAAACGTTTCGGACTTCACACCTATCCTATCTCTACCGAAAGCACCTTTAACGGGCACCCAAACCCCTTTCTCGACCTTTTCGGACCCATCCGACACCTTCTACAATCCTTACCCCATAACGTACTTGCTACACATACCGTAAAAGAACTTGTTCCAAAAGAACTATACCCTACTCTCGAGTATTATCCGTATTGGTCCGAATTTAATCTTCTGCGTGCCGACCTTGCCCTGCCACTTTTCGCCCCGAAAGATACAATGGGTACAACCAGCCCAGACGAGTATTACGGAATCGTAGAAGGCATTGATACATTGACAACCCGACTCCACGACGCCGCCGAACGCGCCGGCGCGACCCTCAAAAACCGCCACAAAGTCACCAACATCCAGCGACTCGCACCTGATTTGTTCGAAATTACAGGATTCCGTGGCAAACGTAAATTACCGTTTATTTACAAAGCATCAAGAGTAATTATTGCCACCTGCCGCTGTGGATATAGTGGTTTAAGTATTCTCAAAACTATGCCACTGATGAAACAACTAGCAACCGGCTCCCTTATGCGTATTTATGCGATTTATCAACCACCACTGGATATTACGGAGAAAGTTGTTACAACGGGTCCCTTGCGTTATATTATTCCTATTAATCCGAAAACGGGACTTATTATGATTTCGTATACAGATGGAGATGATACAAAATATTGGAGAAATCTTGAAGGAGATGAATTAGAGACGACGATTCAACAAGAACTTATGAAACTCTTTCCCGATAAAACAATACCTAAGACAACCTACTTAAAAAAACACGATTGGACGAATGGTTGTACGTATTGGCTACCTGGAGATTACGACCCAAAAGAAGCATCAAAACATGCCCATAATCCTGAGCCAAATCTATATCTAACTGGGGAATCTGTAAGTTTAACACAGACCTGGATGGAAGGGGCGTTAGAATCAGTAGACTATCTTAAGACCCTGCTAAAATAATCCTAATCCAATATAAGAATGGCGAAAAATAAGTCTATGAAAGTCATAGGATTATTTTTGATTGCGCTTGTACTATCAGTCACAAGTATAGTAGTATGTATGAACTGGTCTACATTGATGGCGCCTAAAATTTACGATATTTGGGTGATTAATCTAGATAAAGATACAGAACGATGGCAAAATATACAGTCAAAAACTCAGCATCTAAAAAATATAGTACATCGGTGGTCGGCGACGTATGGCAAAGATCTTACGCGCGACCAAGCCCAGAAGTACGGAGTAGGATACGTTGTGAGTTTGTCGCGTGATTTTGATAAAGATGGTAAGACTGATAAAATTACGTCGGCAAATGTAGGCGCCATTGGTTGTTGGATTTCGCATAAGCGGCTTCTTACATATTTAGCAGACCAACCACACCACACAAATACAGCACACCTTATTTGCGAGGACGACGCAGAGTTTCCTACTGATTTTATGACAGGAAATGATAATTGGTCGAAAGTATCCAAACATATTCCCGCTGATTGGGATATGGTCTTTTTAGGAATTAAAAAGCCAATTATAGGCAAAGATGTTGCCCCAGGTATTAAGAAGATGAGAACAACATATAATAAGGGCAATTGGGGAGCGCACGCGTATCTTGTGCGCCACGGCGCCTTGAAAACGAAGATTTTACCGAGTATCGAACGTATGACGGATGAAATTGATGTTCATTATGATATGATGTCAGACAATTGGAATATTTATATATGTGACCCTCCAACAGTGCGATATAACGACGAACTTGCTGCAAAATCAAACATTAATGTATAGCCAATATAGTGGATTTTGCGCTGACTTCTTCATCGGGCACAATAATATTTGGATTCACACAATATACATTCATATCATGAAACAATGAGTTATACTGATTATCGATTGCGTCGGTCATAAAACGTAAAGCAGGTAGAAGTTTGGTTTTAATAGAGCCATGCTTCACTAGATATGCGTGGGTGCCATATTGATTTCTGCCGGGCACTAGTCGTACAAGACCATCCGCAACTGGAACACTTTCAATCTCTCCGCCCATTCCTAAATAGACCATATCCCAATCGGCGGGAATATATTTTGATATTTTCGACCAGGTATCATTTCCAGATAAAAAGTCTTTAGGAACGTGCGCGTCGTCTTCTAATATAAGATGACCGTAGCCATTTGCCCTCTCTTGCGCTGCTAAATGTTGTAGAAGCCGTTTGTGAGACAGCCAGCATCCTACGACCCCCTTATTGACAAGTTCCTTATCTTTGCCGGCTACCCGTGTAAAATAGAGACCGACGCCTTCATCACGAACCTGCTCGCGATCGGTAATTGTCTTTCCATCCATTGCAGGAAAACGGTGGACCATATCTCCAAACTGTGCGGTGCTCTTTCGCATATGCTCCCATCGGTCAGGCGCACGGTCTAGATTAATCACCCAAATATCATCAATACGTGCAGGACCATTCAGGCTAAACATACGATAAAAAAAGAATCCAATGAATCCTATAACCAATATCCATAATAATAGCACCTGGGTTTTCATTCTATATTGTAAACTTAAATTATGTGGTTGCCGCCGTAGCAAGTCGGTCCGCTTCCGCATTGCCTCGCGAAGCAAAGTCAACCCCACTGGTATGAGCCGGCACATGGACCATAGAGGTCACTAAACGAATACTTTTCCATACAATCCACATCGGTTGAATAATATCCTGGTGTAGTACGGGCTTTCCGTCCGCCTTTCGCCATCCTTTCCGTTCCCACCCTTCGCACCATTTCAAAAGCACATCAATGCTATACTTAGAATCAGTATAAATTGTTGCCCCAATATGCTTCCCATCCGCAATATACCGAACTACATACTCAAGTGCCCGCAGCTCAGCGCGCTGATTTGTTTGCGGCTCGTGTCCCGGAACTACTGCAGAGTGTTGATAAATAATAGAACTACCATCACAAATATGAACGCCAAAGCCCGCTTTCGCTCCAATCCTACCATTGTTTCGCGCAGAGCCATCGCAGAATAAAGAGAGTCCCATTTATCTTCTTCAATAGAAAAGAAATCCCTATCACTTTTTAGAGTCATGTCGTCCGCCCTACCAGATTTACCGCGACACCTATTTCACCTTCTTGCCGTTGGACCCCTTTTTCTCTATGTTGGACTTCAGCGTGAAAATACTCCAGATAGCGTATTTACCGCTCTAGGTCTCTTAGGTCTTGTTGTCCTATTTTATCATTCCTACAAAGCGTATCTCAAACTCAAGGACGGTCAGAGCGCGTGGGTTAACTGGATTCATATCCTACTTGTAGCCCCATTGCTATTAATCTTAGGATACTTGAAAAAAGATGCTAGCCGCCGGTATTTTGAGATGGTATTACTATTAGGATTTGCTGCTATTGGTTACCACGGGCTTTACCTAATTCGCGAGATGATCTTTAATTGATCGGCAGGTGCTACTTCGCGAAAGCACGTGATGGTATGATATAGATAAGCGGACGACGATGCGTATGGCTGATGGCACCGCTTACATGCCTCTCCACGAATATATGGGGGAATCCACTCTTTTGCGTGGGTTCGCGCATAATGAATTAACATATTTGATTTTACATGGGACGTTTGTGTACAGCCCGCTGAAGGGCACTTAAAGGAAACCGCTGCCGCAGGATTTTCGCTAGTACCTAGTAGCTCCTTTTCCTTGTCGGTAAGTTTAGGGTCATCGGCGTGGCGTGTTGCTAAATGATTCATATAACCAGAACGTTGTAGGAACTGTGGAGTATTTGCGCATCGATTACACTGAAATGGTAGATTTGTACTATGATTTTTCATAATATGATAATACATAGTATTTTGTTTTGTGGTGATTTTTCCACAACCATTATGCGGACACACGTAGTTACCGGCTTCATTCTTTACGTATTTACTATTGGCTACAGACGGAACACTTACGACAGACTGATTTAAGGACATGGCGTGTGACATGTTTAGAGTCGTACGTGACGTTTCAATTTTTTGCGAAATGACGACACAACAAACCAAAGAAACCATACCAAAGATCGCAATTCTGACAATGGTTATCGGTGCTGATTATACGAAGGCAATGGAGCCAGGTCTCCAAACCAAACGTGAGTATGCCGCAAAGCACGGATACGATCTTCATATTGGCGGCAAGGACTTTTGGGACCGCACACGACCGATTCCGTGGTCCAAACTTCGCTATATATTAAAATATATTGACGAGTATGATTACATATTTTGGTCCGACGCGGATGTAATTATTACAAATCCCGATTTTTCTATCACACACAATATTGTGCCTCTTCTTCCGTCAAACAAAGACTTGCTATGGACGAAGGACGTCGTAGGCAATCTTAACTCAGGAAATATGCTTCTACGCGGTCGGTCGCCCTGGCTCAAGAATTTTATCGAGCGCACCTACCAACAGATACAATTTACGTATCATATCTGGTGGGAAAATGCGGGAATGGTCCATCTATATTTGACAAATCAGCAGGATAAAGAGAAGATTGAAACGATTGAGAACCACGCTCTTTTCAACGCCTACCTGTTCGGTCCTAAAAACATCTCGAGCGACCCAACGGTCAGGCTGTTTCAACCAGGCGATTTTCTACTACATTTTGCTGGCGTGGCGGACCAGTGGAATATCTATCGAATGATGCGCTATATTCTTCATTGTTTGAAAACCAAGACCCCCTACAATACTCAACTTCTTGATAGCTGGTATGTAACACCCATGAAGTCGCTACAAGATGCGGATGCAAGTATGCAAAATATAATACCCAATTAAGGAATGTCGGCTGACATCTGGATGTATATTTTTGCGCTTTTCATTGTGCTTCTGCTCTTTGGAGATGCCCGTTCAAAACATATGTTAACAATATCACCCGAAAAGGCTGCGTCAATTGAGTATGAGAATTGGCCGACGTGGGATACCATTGAACCTCCTGGCACCCGCATTCGTATCTTATGGATTCTACACGATTATGTACCGTTTGTCAACGCGGGATCTGAGATTTGCGCTCATACGATGAATAAGCATCTTCTCAAAAAGCCGTATTTATACGATATTTGGGTCGGCACTCCTGGCTATCCAAATAAGACATATGAGGGAGTACGCTGCTTTGATTTATATAATACAAACACTCTATTTGAACTTCTCAAGGACACACACGTATTAATGAGTCATTCGTATTTTTACCGTAAGCAGTCGATATGGTTAGCCCATAAGTTTGGTATACCTTTTCTAGAATGGGTCCATACTGACAATTACGTGCGAGCTATTGGACCCCATTGGTTCGACGAGCGCCTCAAAGGGCGTCAGTGGGCTATTTTTAATTCGAATAGTTTACAATCGTCCCGAAAGGATTTGCCGAACGATTATTTACGTATTGTGCGACCCCCAGTCGACTATCGCAAATACGGTATTTATCAAAGCCATTTAGACGAGCCGAAAAAGGAGGCAAAGTATGTAACGTTGAGTAATGTCAATGAAAATAAGGGTGGACCTCTTCTTATACAGTTGGCAAAAGCAATGCCCGAGCAAGAGTTTCTTGGTATTATTGGCGGATATCGTAAACAAATAACAGATAAAACTCTTCCGAATCTCAAATACATCGAGCATACTACACAGATTAAGGATGTGTACGCTCAAACGTGGGTGATGATTATGCCGTCGAAGGAGGAGACCTGGGGGCGTACAGCGGTAGAAGCAATGTCTTCCGGTATTCCTGTAGTCGTTTCACCGACTCCTGGATTAACAGAGTGCTGTGGTGACGCTGCGTTGTATTGTGAGCGTACAAATTTAGCCGAGTGGGTAAAAACTCTGCGTAAACTCAGGCAGGATCGCGAATTCTATAATCAACGGTCGTCTATTTCTCTACAACACGCGCGGTCTCTTGACCCTACAGACGAACTTGCGGACTTGGAAACATGGATAGAGAAGACGGTCCTCAAGGCAAACATCCATAAAGATAAGACCTGTTCCACCTTGGAGAAAAATCTTCTATTTAGATAGAAAACAGAATGGTGAATCGTACACGCAAGAATAAGCGTAACAACAACGTCCAGGCGGGCGGCAAGATGCCCCGCGTTGGCACCCGCGCGCAGGTCTGGCACGGCACGGCGCACCACACATCCGGCGGTCTGACCCGCAACGACCTGAAGCAGAACAAGCATGGTCGCATTGTGAGCCGCCGTGCGTCAGCGGCGGGCAAGAAGGCGCTCAAGCACCTTGTCAAGGCGGGATACAAGGCGAAGAAGGGTACGTTCAAGCTCTTCCATTAGACTATAAACCAAGCCCCGAACGCTCCATAATATGCGTTCCAAGGCGTAGAAGACGCATACCTTTACGAAAGCGGATACTATCCGTTTCGGTATCGGAATCAGTAATTTTATGCCAGAACAACGACCAACGTGATTCCCCAATATCACTTACAACAAGTCCAAGCCCCTGCTCCCCCGTTGCTTTCACAATAAGGGACCAATCCCCCGTCATTGTAAATCCCTCGTGTCCTCCCCGCCCAGGTAGCCGATGAATCATATCGTACATCACGCGCGGCTCAACACCCACAGGGAAAAAGATAGCATCCGGAACCGTAGGGATTTCAATATGCTCGCCAAGCCAAATACGCGTCATCAGAATCCGTCCCTCACCAAGCACTCCATCCATAAATGTTAGAAATCCAGGGGGTGCCTTAGGCGCACCGACACCAAAGGCAATTAATACAGAGCCAGTTGCTCCAAGACCACTACTCATACCTTTTATTATCGTTGCTATACACGACCATTCCTTCCCCGTAGTGCTAGGACGAATGACAAACGTCCAATCGTGTTCGAGTTCAAGTGTATCAACTCCACTTCCGCATACTAATATACGGCAGATATAGGGTGAGCCGGATATAAACTCCCAGGGAATCCAACTATTTTGTTCGTTACAAAAGCAATAGAGCGCGCGTCCGACCAAAGAGCATCCTAGACCCTCGAGTTCCATTCTTATAAAAACAGCATACCTTTACAAGGAACGATGAACGCACTCGAAGCAATTGTTGGAGCCGCGTTAGCAGTAGGTGTCTTGGATGCCGGCTGGCTCACTCTACACTATAACTACCATCGAGACCTGTTCTATAAGATTCAGAAGTCAGAATTAAATCCACGATTCACCCCAGCCGTTCTTATATATATTCTTATCCCCGTGGCAGTCTATCTATACGCCATCAAAGATGCCAATTCAACAAAACAGGCGGCACTTAAGGGCGCCCTTATTGGCTTCATTCTTTATGCGTTTTATGACTTGACGAATTATGCCACACTCACAAATTATACTTTAGATATGACCCTGACTGATATTGCCTGGGGTACTGCGGTGTGTACGGCAGGCGCGGTCGTCGGATACAAATTTTACACTCGTTAGTCCCCGTTCTATTTAAACAAACTACACGTATCAATAACTACATTTGTAGTTCAATGGTAGAATGCAACTCTTCCAAAGTTGTGACTCGGGTTCGATTCCCGACAAATGTAGACACTAAATAAACGGATTATACGCCCACTGAAGTAACGCCTGGCGTTCCCTCACCGAGCACCCAACCGCCCCACGAGAGCAGCGCGCCTTAATCGCGCCAGCGTGACGTGCAAACGACCGCCAACGACCAATTTGGACCGCATCCAGCGCCGGAATACGACGACCTAGCCAGTAGCGACAATACCATTGAAACCAGCCGCGCTCGTCAGGATTCTGCGCCGCATCTGCTAAAATCGCCCGTCCCGTTGTCGCCGCTACGTGCCGCCCACGCTTAGGCGCCCACCCATTGTCC